TTGCTGTAATATTTTCATCTTCGTGAGTCTTTACATAATTAAAAACATTATAACTATTTTCTTTCATCTTTGCCATAAAAATTTTATCTCCTTTTTATTTATATATGTTTATTATAATAATATTATATTAAAATTTTTATAAAAAATCAATTATTTTCGAGTATTTTTATAACGATATCGTTTAACTCTAAACCTTCTTTTAGGTTTAAACCTTCCATTATGTCTTCAATTCTATGAAGCAACGATTGATCAATTTTGTCCAAACCTTGTTTTAAAATTTGTTTTTCTATATTTGCTACTTCTTTAGCTAATTCATCAATTTCTTTTTTTGTTTTCATAATTATATTATATTAAAATTTTTTATTATTTTCAAGTTGCTGAATTTAAATAATTGGGTTCTATATTTTCATTTGGTGGAGTTACTAAAGTTAAAAACTCTTCTTCATTAATAATAGGTATATTAAGTTTAATTGCTGTAAGATTTTTTGCTGTTTGACTAGAAGTATCATTATTGATTAAATAAGATGTTTTTGATGTTACAGATCCTGTTACTTTCCCACCATATTCTTCTATTTTATTTTTTAATTCATCCCTATTTTTAAATATTTTAGTTTTTCCAGTAATAACAAATATCTTATTTTCTAATATTTTAGGTATTTTTCTTTTAGAAACTGCTTTTAAAATGGCTCCTGTAGGTTCAATAATATATTTTTTAAAAATTATGTCTGCTTCTGTATAATCAAATTCTAAAAGAGAATTTATCATAACTTCTCCAATACCATAAATATTATACAATCTTTCATCCTTATTATCTATTGCTTTCCTAAATTCTTCATAGCAGCAAAATTCATCATGTAGAGCTTTTGATGCTACTCTACCAATTAAAGGAATCCCTAATGCACATAAAAATTTATCAAACGAGCATTTTTTAGCTTCTTCTATTGCATTTATGATTTTAGACACTGAAGCTTGACCAAAACCAGTTTTCTTCATCCATTCTGACTGGTGAGTATGTAATTTAAATAAATCAGAAATAGATCCCACCCATTCCCAATCAATTAATTTTTGGAGTGTTGCTTTTGATAAACCTTTAATATCGAGACCTTTTTTAGAACAAAAATGATTTAAACGATTAATTAATTTACCTTCACAATTAGGATTATCACAGTAAGCCCTTATTATACCATTTTCTTCTTTGAAATCAATATCTCCTCCACAAATAGGACAATGTTCTGGAGCATCGTTAGCAGAAACTCCTCCATTAGCAATAACATATCCATAATTATATTTTGGTCCTGCAGAATAAATTTGTGGAATTATCATATTGCTTTTATAAATTTCTAACGGTTCTCCTACATAAGCGCAATCTCCTAAAGTTTCTTTCATGACGCTAACATTATGTAAAGATGCTCGTGAAATTTCTGTACCATCAATTTCAATAGGATCAAATACAGCAACAGGAGTTAATACACCTGTCCTTCCCATTGTCCAAGAAATATGACGAAGTCTTGTAGGATAAGTTTCATCATAAAATTTATATGCTATACCACCTTTAAAATGATGATCCGTACGTCCAGCTTCATTATATTCTTTTATTGTATCATATTTAAATACAATACCATCAATAGGATAGTTTTCTGTATTTGCCCATTTTTTAATGGCATTTATATAATCTTCTAGACAAGAAAAAGTAGGATCTTGTTCGTTATTAATATATCTTGGAACTACTGTAAAACCGTATGTAGTTAAATTTGTTAAATTATTAGATAAATATTCATATTTTCCATTAATTACATCCCAAGCTACAAAAGTAAGATGACGTTTATGACATTCTTTTGAATCAAGTAATCTAATACTTCCTGCCGCAAAATTTCTTGGGTTTTTATATTTATCTTTAAATTGTTCAAAATTATTATAAGTACAAATTATCTCTCCATCAACAATTAATTCCTCTTTATAATCAATCTTTTTTGGGATGGACGGAATTATCATAGCGTTATGAGTAATATCTTCTCCTATAATACCATTTCCTCTAGTTTCAGCCGAAAATAATTTACCATTAATATATTTTAAAGAACAGGTCAAACCATCCATTTTTGCCATAGCAATCCAATTATGATTCTTAAGAAAAGATTCTACTACAGTTAAATCTTTAGTTTTATCAAGAGAAAGCATTGGATGATTATGTTCTACTTTTTTTAATTCTGAAACTGTTTGAAAATAAATACTATGTGTGGGAGAATTAGATAAAATATATCCCGTTTCTTTTTCTAATTTATCTAATTCAAAATACATATCATCCCATTCTTTATCTGAAAAGGGACTATGTCCCTTTTCATATTCATTGGTTGCTTTATTTAATATATTAACAAGATAATCTATTCTATTTTTTTTGTCTTGCATTATTGACCCTCTTTATATACTTTTTTCTTACAAGTAGGACAAAAACACATTATTTTCTTATTTGTATCAATAATAAGATCTTCTAAATCTGCTTCAAAAATACAAGTACAATAAGGACATGTAAATTGTATTGTATCATTTAATAAAGTCAGATCTCCTTCTTTTATTATTCTAATCATTTTATAACTTTACTACTGTTTGTACAGTACTCCTTTCTATTAATTTTACGCCTGTTCCTATTTTACTTTGTTCAGAAATTTCTTTAACTGGAATACAAATTGAATTAGGTTTTCCTACAATCAAAAGGGATGAATCTTCGTCTGCTAATGCGGCAGCCGCTATATAATCTCCTTGATCCAGTTTAATACAACTTACACCGCGGCCTCCGCGATTCTGTATAATAAATTCCTTTCTATCTAATCTTTTACCTTTTCCTGTTGATGTAACAATGACAATTTCTTCTTTGTTATCAGACATTAAATCTAATGCAGCTACAACTTCATCATTTTCTTTTAATCCAATTCCTTTTACTCCACTTGTTAATCTTCCAATTGGTTTGATATCATCAGTAGGAATGTGAATTGCATTACCTTTTTTAGTAATTAAAATAACTTCTTGAGAATCTTCTATAAAAGTTACTTTAATTAATTTATCTTCTTCTTTAAGTTTAATTGCTTGAATACCTGTTTTTTTCTTAGTAGAAGTATATTCTTCTATTTTAGTTTTTTTAATTAAACCATTTTTAGTAAAAAAGACTACATTATTTGCAGTTTTATTATTTAATGCAACTACAGCTTCAATTTCTTCGTTTAATTCAAAAGGTAAAAGAGTTTTGATATTGGTTCCGTTAGAAATATTAGTTCCTTCAGGAATATTATTAACATTTAATTTATACATTTTACCTGTTGAAGTAAAAATCATTAACGAATCTATTGTATTTGTAGAAATAGCAGTTAAAATCGCTTGGTCAATGGTTTTAATACCAGTTCCTTTTCGATGCTGAGTTTTAAAATTTCTTTTTGGTATTCTTTTAATGTCACCCCCATGTGTGACAATAACTACAACATCTTCTGGTACTATTTCTATTTTTTCTTTTTCATCTTTATTCTCTTCTATTTGAGCTAATTCTGTACGACGGGCATCTCCATATTTATTTACCAATCCTTGTAAACGAACTTTTAATATACCAATTTGTTCATCTCGACTATCTAAAATTTGATGAAGCATAAAAATTTTATTATTTAAATCTTCTGCTTCTTTATTTAATTCTATTTTTTCAAGTTTAGCTAAAGAAGATAATCGCATCGCAAGAATTGCTTTAGCCTGGTTCTCTGTAAAATTATATTTAGATATAAGATTTACTTTAGCGGCGGCCGCGCTTTCAGATCCTTTAATTAATGTAATAATATTATCAATATCTTCAAGTGCTTTAAGTAATCCATTTACAATTTCTAATCTTGCTTTTGCTTTTTCTAAATCAAATTGACACTCTCTAACAATACATTCAATATTATGCTTTACATAAATTTCAATAGCACCTTTTAGGTTTAATTCAGTAGGAGTTTTATTAATTAAAGCAACCTGGTTATAACTAAAAGATGTTTGAAAATTGGTTTTTGCATAAAGTTTTGCAGCGATAATATTCGGATCAATGCCTTTATCGCATGTTACTACAATTCTAATTTTTTTAGAGCTTTCATCGTGTATATCTGAAATTCCCTCAATGACTTTTTCTTCGCAAGCTTTACCAACTTCTGCAATTAATCCTTCTATTGTTTCTCCATATGGAATTTCATAAAAGATAATTTTATTTTCTTCTATCGTATATCTTGCTCTGATTTTTACTGAGCCATGTCCTGTTTCCATAATTTTAGGAATATCGTTTTTATTAATTATAAGTCCTCCCGTTGGAAAATCAGGGCCATCCAACATAGGAGACTTCCCATCCAAAAAATCATTAATGGCTCTTGCGACATCATTAAGGTTATGAGGGGCCCAATTACATGCCATTGCCACCCCGATGCCGGTATTAGGATTACAAAGAAGATTAGGAAAGGCAGCAGGGAGAGTAACAGGCTCATCAAGAGTCTCGTCATAATTTGGAATAAAATCTACATTATTCTTTTTAATTCCATTTAACATTCCTTCTTCTGATATTTTACTAAGGCGGGCTTCGGTATATCTTGCTGCAGCTGGACCATCTCCCGCAATATTTCCATTATTTCCGTGCCAATCTATAAGAGGATATCGCATAACCCATGGCTGAGATAAGCGTACCATTGCTCCATAAATAGATGAATCCAATTTGTTATCTTAAAGGCTTTTTATCCTTTAATTCTTATAGTTTCCTATAAGTTCAGCATATCTTTTTATATCAAATGATATATCGCGGCCTCGTGGAGAGATTATATTCTATAAAATAGGTTCACTCTCTATGCGTTGCCCCTGACTAAATTATTACATTTAGCCTTCGGTTCGGATTAGCTTATTATTTTTAACTTAGCCTTCCCGCTTAATTCCGCGATTTTATCACGGCAACTCAAAATAATTAAAAATTTTGGACTGTTTGATATTTTCTATCAAGATAAATTGTTGCTTCTTTATAAATTTTATTTTTTAAAATATCATTTACTTTTTTGCTTCTTATTTCAAAACTAAAAATTGTACCATGTTCATAAATATATTTATTATTAGAGCTAAAGCTATACCATTTTGAAAATTTATTTTTCATATATTGGCAGCTTTCTAAAGATCCGACATATTTAAAATATCCATCTTCAATATGCCCATCTCCATCAATCATACCTCTTAAATAAGCCAATTCCATTTCTTCTGTAGGCATATCTAAAGGTTGCTCCTGGCCACTTTTATTTTGACGAAGATTATATCGTTTTAAATCCTCAATTAACTCTTTTGAGTCAAATTCAACAAATGAACACGGATTATCTCTAGTATAAGCTCCACCTGTATCATGTTTAATTACATCATCAGATTCTTCAATAAAATTACAAAATTTTCGTAAATGATTTTCATCAGCTTGCATAAGTTTTATTCTTAAAAAATTTTTATCCTCATTGATATAACCATCAGCTAAAATGAAACCTAGCCAATATGCTTTTTCTTTAGTATCTAAACTATGAAAAATAGAACGATTAAATTTGCGTTTTGTTCTTTTCTCATAATTTTTCCCGATAACATTTAATCTTCTTTTTAAAGTATCTCCTTTAATACCATATATTCTAATGGTATTTGCTAAAGGCTCATCAGGATGATCTAAATAATATTTTACTGGAGCAAATTCATCTGGAGTTAAATGATAATAAAAATCATCTTTTAGATATTTATATAACATATAATCTGAAAGATGTTTAGTAATAGAATGTCTATCTACTCCAAACATTGTAGCAACATTAGTAGCTGATTCTTGAGGATGTTGTTTTAAGAACTAGCAAGCATCATATAAAGACTTTGAAATTTTTTTCATGATATTTTCTCCTTTTTATTTTGATATTTATTATAAAAAATAAGGTGGAAAAAATATCAAACTTTGTCCAAAATTTTTAAAATTATCTTATCTTTTTACCGTGAGGATGATACCGTCCCATTACGTCTCCGACAATTCTAGCACTTTTTACATGGGGTTTATTAGATAAACGTCCTTCTTCATATGCTGACCAAAGGATACGTTTAGCTACAGGTTTAAGACCTGATTTAGCATCTGGAATTGCTCTATCGGTATTTACGGCAACGGCATATTCTATAAAATTTGTACTTAATTCTTTAATTAAATCATTATTTATCATAATTTTATTTTATATCCTTTATTTTGAAATTTAAATAGTTTATCGTAAGAGTTTTGAGAAAGATTTTTAATTAAATAACATACTTCAATTAATTTTTTATTATGTCTTCCTTTTGTGCAAAACCAACCATCTTCAACTCCAGTGATAACATATTCAACATTTTCTAATAAATTTTTTATAAGTTCTTCTTTTGTTAAATCATTTTGCATGTAATTCTAAATCCTCTTTTAATTGTTCTAAATTTTCTTCAAAATAATATAATTTTTTCATTATTTCTTCGATAGCAAGAGAATCTAAATTTTCTGCATAATCTCCCCAATTTCTATAAATTCCTAATTTATATTGACCAACATATAATAAATCACCATATTGGTTCATTTCAATTAAACGATTATTCTGCATAGTTAATTGCCTTCTTCAACAGTTCCACCTTTGTTATTTATACTATTATATATTTACTTCTTTAATAATTTGTTCTGCGATCTGTGCAGCAGTATCTTTAGATAATTTCCAATTTTGATATTTTCTATGGCAATTATCACATTCATTATCTTGATATTTATCCCAATTACCATATTCACAATTATCACAGTAACAATAACATAATTCATTAATTAAAATATTTATTATTTTTTCTTTCATAATTTATTATACAGTTCCCCCTTGCCGCAGAATAAGTCTTAAAATTTCATCTGTTCTAAATTCCATAAATTCAAAATCAAACTCTTTATCTTTATTACATTTTATTTCCCAATCAAAAAAATCAAATAAAATTCTATGAATTTCATCTCTTAATTCTTTATATTCTAATTTATTTTCTTTCATAATTATATTATACCATAAAATTTAATATTTTTCAATTTCGATGAAAATTGCATCATTACAACCATGATTAGAAATATTACATATTTTATAATTTTCAACATAGTCATTCTCATCAGGCTTTGAAATAATACAAATATCTGTATTATCTAAACTTCTTGAAGTAGATTCTTCAAGAAGTTTAATTAAAAAATCTTTTTCTGTCATTTTTATACCTCAATTGTAGCTTCATTGCTATGTTCTTGAATAAAACGTTTGCGTGGAATTACCTGCGTACCCATAAGATCATCAAACAATTTTGCGGCAGCCATACTATCTTCTACCGTAATTTGTTTAATAATTCTTTGTTCAGGATTCGTTAAAGTTTCCTCTGTTTCCTCTACATCCATTTCTCCGAGTCCTTTAAGTCTATTTACGGTATATTTTTTACCAATATTAGCCTTTCTAAATTCTTCAAGTGCTGCATCGTCTTTAAGATATTTATACCCTTTATTTCCACTTAATGTAATTTTATAAAGAGGCGGAACTCCAGCATAAATATGCCCTTCATAAATAAGTTTCGGACAGAAATTCCATATAAACGTATAAAAAAGGTTCTTAATGTGTGACATGTTGTTCCAAATTTTCATTTGGCACTGACTATCTTTTACTTATAAAATATATTAAAATGTGGGCTAGGATTCGAACCTAGCAGCACTCCACGGGTTTCCCAGTATAAGAGCTTACATATGTATATATTACACGCTGGTTTCGAACCAGAATCCCTGGATATTATTGCTTATTCAATTTCTCCATACGCCTTTTCGGAGACTTACCACATATATTTTATAAGGAGACCATTTCGAATTACGTACCAATAGTAATTCTACTTCCTTGCCCAGAAGGCATTAGGAATAGTCGATACAGGTTCAAATATTAATCCATTTTTTCTCTTTTTTCTTATAAATAGGAAGATTTTTATAACGTCTCCCCCATAAGATTTCTTGAAGAGTTTGATAGGCTACTCTTCCTTTATAATCTTCATAAATTTGTTTTGCTGTTTCATTAACATAGCGAGTTCTCATTTGTATAATTTCTTCTTCCGAAAACTCTGCTGTTGCTGAATTAGCACCTTTACTATTATCATAGATATAATATTTTTTGTTTTCTTCAGTAAAAACTTCTGGCATAATATGTGACCAAGATCTACCTTGCCAAAGATTTTGAAAATAATTAAAACTAATTATATCTTTAAATTCTTGATATACATCTTGTTGTTTTTTATGGTTAGCATATGCAGTTCTAATTTTTATAATATCTTGTTCTGTTAATTTAGCGCGACCATTATTTTCTCCAGTTGATTGTTGATCGCCACCTTCAGAACAATTGTACCCATTATTAACTGTATCATAATATTTTATCCAATAAGATTCTCGTTCATTTAATTGTTCAGGAGTACACTCTTCAAGAATTTCAAATGTAAAAGCGTCTTTTCCATATTTTTTTATAGCTATATCTAATGGAATCCTTGCTTTTTCTCCTTTATAACAATGCTATGAAAATCTTCTTTCTATATTATTACTCTGACCTATATATGCTTTACCATTTTCTTTTTTTGTAATTTTATAAATTCCTATCATTTCTCATTCTCCTTTTATTGATATTTTTAGAGAATGATGGATCAATATTTGTTTCCCACGGGATTACCATGCTAATATATTAGTTTAGGTTTCCCCGTTAGCACCATTCTCTATTTTATAAGATTTATATGTCTCATATAAATATGAAATCCATATGGGTCTCATAAAATAGTTTTGTCCTAAAAATTAGAATTTTTTAATGGTACCCGCTTGGTTAAGCGAAAAGTCTTTCATCGGCCCAAAATTGACCGTCTACATCAGCATCACTCATTATAATAATTTTATCGTAACGTAATGAATCTTCATCATATGTTACTTTCATTGTTTTAGTATCTATTTTTAATCCAAATGCGTCAATCATTGTCATAATCTCAGCATTTTTTTGAATTTTTTCTATCGTTGCTTTATGGACGTTAAGTATTTTACCTCGAACAGGCATTACAGCTTGAAATTCATTATTACGTGCAGTTTTAAGATTTCCAGAAGCAGAATCGCCCTCTGTCACATATATTTCACAATGAGATCTATCCTTGCTATAGCAATCTGCAAGTTTACTATCAAATTTAAGTGCTTTCTCTTTTTTCTTACCTTGTTCTCTAGCACGCTCTCTAGCTTTTTTAGCAGCTTCCCGTGCTTTCTTTGCATTAATTGCTTTATCTGCAATTATTTTAATTTCTTTTTCATTATTATTTAACCAATATTCAAGATTTTCTGTAAGAGCCGTTGTAAACGGTTTCATATCAATTTTAGTAATTCTACTTTTTACCTGCGCATCATAAGATACATTTGGAGCCGTAATATTAAAAACAATATACATTCCTTCTTGAATATCGTCACCACTTAAATTTTCATCAGTAGATTTAAGCCATTTTTTCTCTTTAAAAAATTTATTAAATTCACGAGTAATAATTGTTTTAATTTGAGTTATATGCTGACCTGATTCGGTAAGGCCCGTATTAACATATGGAACAATAGTAGAAGAATAATTTGATGTATATGTTAATACCATATCCATTTTATTGCGGCCTTCTGCAAAATTCATATCAAATCTATTATTAATAAGTTCTTTATTGCCGACGGCGGCATCGACTAAATCATTTAAACCTTTTTCGGATATATAATTATATATCTTACCATTTTCATTTAAATGAAGTGTTAGTCCTGGACAAAGACAAGAAATAGTTTTAAGTAAAAAATGGACTCTATTACTTTCTACTTCCGTATGAGTAAAAAATTCTTCCGAAGGTTGCCATTCTACTAGTGTACCATGTACACCACCTGCTCCCGCAGTTCTATTTTGAAATACACCTTCTTTAAAATAGACTTCTTCCCATTCATTATCTCTCATAGTTTTGACTCTCAACCAATGACTTAAAAAGTTTGTGATTTTAGAGCCAATACCATATGAACCTAAACTTGTTCCTTCATAGGTTCCATCTTCTCTATATTTACCAGAAGTATTAAGAACATCAAAAGAAGCCTGAAGAATAGTTTCTCCATCTTCTCTAAAACTATTACATATAAAACCTTGTCCATAATCTCGAACAGAAACTGTATCTCCGATTATTGTTATATCAATACGATTAC